TAAATTATGTTTCATCATAAATTGCTCGTGAATACTAAATTCGCTATCAAGTTTATATCCAATATTTTTTAACAAACAATCTGCAGATACTTTTTCTTCAAGAATGGTATTCTCTTTAATTAGTTTATAGTCAATAACATTATCTGTTGAATTTCTTGAGTTTAAGTTTTTGATGTAAATTTTAAGGCATTCTCTACATCTGTGGTCATAACCGTCATAATTACTTGTTCTTTTGTTAAATTCGGTTACTTCTTTTTCAAGTTGGCATCCTCGGCATTTTTTCATAAAAAAAGGGTTTAATATTAAATACTAAACCCTGAAACTATAGGGAACACCATTATTTTGTTGGAGGGACAAACTTAACGGACTCTAAACCCTTTTTGTTTAGATGTTCTTCAATCGTATCTAATCGTATTCCAAGTTCTTTAGAATATCCCATTTCAACATAATCTACAATTACATTTGTAATTGCGACAAGTTCTTTTAGTGTTAAACACTTTCCACAAGTGCTTGACCATTCGTTGATTAATTTTAGCGAGCTCTGAGTCGCAATCTGTCTTTCTTTTGATTGTTGTGCCATATTATTTTTCTTTATTTCTTTCTACAAAGATAAGAAATTAAATTGAAACTAACAAAAAAAAATCCCCCTCCTAAAAAAAAAAGATGAAACAGAATACAGCAATGGGTGGAGGGGGATTATGGAAACAATATGAGCCATTGTCATTTATAAATATAGTAATATTTTTCAATGAAAACAATCTATAGGTTATGTTTTTTATTGAACTGAATGTGGATGGGGACATCAGAATCAAAATCATATCCTAACCTTATTAGGAGCTCCTTGGCTTCTTTAAAATCATTTTCGGTAAGTGGGTTAAGCTTTAAATAGTTCGTTGAACTGTCGTCATCTTTTTCATGTTTATTGAAGTGTAGTTTACATCTACTATCCTTACCAAACGGACTATTCTTTTTATTATAAAATTCTGTTTCAGGTCTGTGTTTCCCACAAGAACGACAGAACAAATGCCATTGTCCATCTTCTCCCATATATCTTCTTGATATTGTTTGCTCATTCATATCTATAAATATAAGAAAAATGAAAATAATTTAAAATAATTGAAAATAATTTGGTATATTTGTAGATTATATTATATTTATTAGAAACAACAGGACACAATATGAAAGAAACAGAAAAACCAAAACAAGTTATTACCGAGAAAGGTAAGACCACCAAAGACTATATGGTGTTGAAACAACAAGAATACTATAGTCAAAAATCATTAGAGAAACAAATAAACAAATTTTACAGAATTAAAGATTAATCATGGGAAGACAAAAATTAACGGAATGCAAAGTTCGCAGAATCAAGAAACTATTACTTGAAGGAGAATTAACAAAGACTGCAATTGGAGAAATGTATGGTGTAAGTAGGAGCCAAGTATGCAAGATAAATAAAGGAGTAACAGAACCTGACCACAAAAACGCTCGTTGGAGTGATATAAACTAATATGAAAAAGAAAGAAGAAAGAATTGCATTTAACTTTTATAAAAGTTATTTCACATCATTAGAATTATTAGATGATTCTGAGAAGCTTGAATTTTTACTTGGGTTGTTTAATAGACAATTCTATGGTGTTGAACCAGAGTTATCAAAACTACCCCAAATGGTTTATATGACACAGAAACATTCTGTTGATAGACAGGTTGAAGGGTGGGAGTCAAAAACTAAAACAAAACTAACACCTCCTGTAGGGTCTAGGGTAGGCCCTACACAAGGGTCTAGTGAAGGGGGTTATGAAGGTAAATTAAAAAACCCTGTTCTTGATATAGTTATGACTACCGAAGGCCCTATCGGAGGGCCTACCGAAGGCCCTTACCAACAAGAGCAAGAGCAAGAGAAAGGGAAAGAGAAAGAGCAAGTAGAAGAACTAGATATGTATTCATTAAAAGCGCAAACACTTTTAGATAAATATTTGAAATAATGAAAGACCTAACTAATATACCAGAACGATTCCATTGTTTATTTACAAGCGATTGGAATAAAGGAATTGATAGTGAATTAAAATCATTTCAACGAGGAGAATTAAATAATATATTCCTTGAATATAATAAATGGGATGTTCAACGAATGATTGATTTAAAAAAAATAATTATTGAAAAACCTATTGTCGGATTCATTTAATTTTCGTATATTTATATAGTGATTGATTCTAAATAAATTTATTTAGTTTACTCTAAAACCCCTACTGCTCCCGTAGGGGTTTTTTCATATAATCAATCAATTAACATATTTATTTCAATATGAACGATAACCTAATATTAATAGTTTCCAACGCACTTACAGGAATTGCCACATTCCTTGTATCAAGGAGACAAAAACAAACTGAGTTGGAAAATTCAATATTGGATAACTTATCCAAGAGCATTGGAGTTTATCAAACAATTATACAGGATTTAAAGGAAGAGATACACCAACTTAATCTTAAAGTGGTTAAACTTGAAGAGAAGGTAACCAAGTTAATGGATGAAAATAAGAAATTAAGAAGCCAATCTAATAAATAAGTACCAAGATTTACTTATCAATTAACTACCCTTATATTTAATTATATAGGGGTTTTTTATTATTAAAATATATTAAATGGAACTAAAAGAACAAATACAGAAATACTTTAAATTAACTGATAAGGAAAAAAGTGATGTCCTTGTTCAAATAATTCATATCTATACCACACAAAATAAAATTAGATATAATGGATTAATGAAGGTAAGAGACCTTATTGATATTGATATTGAGATTTATAAGGAAGAAGAAGAATTTGAATTGGTTCAAGCATTAACAGATATTAAAGAAGCAATAGCTGAAATAGAAAATGAAATGAGAAATGGACTTTAATGATTTATATATAACAAGAGATGGTAGAGTATTTTTAGATGGAATTGAAAAACCACAACATACTCATTCAAAGGGATATAAAAGAATATCATTCAACAATACAGAATATTCTGTTCACAGATTGGTAGCAATAACATATATTCCAAATCCTGAAAATAAGAAACAAATTAATCATAAAGATGGAAATAAGACCAATAATCACTACTCCAATTTAGAATGGGTTACGAATTACGAAAATCATTTACACGCAGTAGAAACAGGATTATGGGTTTATAATCATCCATACAAATATAAGAAAACATATAATAACAATGGGATGTAATTGTAAGGGAAAAGGAACAAAACAAATAACCAACAGGTTAGATTCACCTGACCATATTCAATATGGAAAAGATGTCTATAACAGGGTTGTTTTAAACAATACAACACAAGAGTTCAGTGATATGGATAAGATTGAAATTATAGGGGCTTATTCAACTCTATACCCCGCTTCAAGTCAGACACCAAGCATTGAAGATGCAATAAACAAAATCAAAGAGGGTATTGAACTTTTTGATGTGAAATATACAAGAAGAAAATAATGGAAGATAATAAAAAAGTTCGTGGAAGACCAAGATTGGAGAATACAATAAATCCAATGTGGAAAGAAATTATGTTAGAAGCAGGTAAAGATGGAAAACATCTTACAGAAGTATTAACAATTTTGAATATATCTTGGAATGGACACTATGCCTTACTCTTAAGGAACAAAGAATATTCGCAAGCCTATAGTGAATTTTTAAAATTAGCAGAAACATTTTGGTTTAATTTGGCGTATGAATCAATGGTTGAAAATAATGGTATGGGATTTAATACAAAATTGTGGGAAACTATTATGAAAAACAGATTCAAAGAGAATTGGAAAACTGAAAGACAGATAGATGTAACAACTATGGGTGAAAAGATTGGGGACGACAAAAACATTACAATAGAAATTATTAAAAATAATTTGGGGGAATCCTAATAATATTGTATTTTTGTCCTATGAAAAAATGTGGTAAATGTCAAAATATTAAAGATTATACTGAGTTCAATAAACGAACTAAAAGTTCAGATGGTTTAGCTAATATGTGTAGAGTTTGTAATTCAGCATATTTGAAAGAATATGGTAAAAAAAATAGGACAACTTTAACTCTTACAGTAAAAAAATGGAGAGAAGATAATAAAGAACATTATTCTGAATGGACTAAAAATTATTTAGATGAAACTAAAAATATTAGAAAAGAACAGAAACAAGTTTATTACAATAACAATAAATTAAAGTTTCAAGAATTATGTTCAAAATATTATCAAGAGAATAAAGAATTATTTCGTGAATACGCAAGAAAACAAAGAAAATTAAAATATAAAATTGACCCCATTTATACAACTAAGTGTATGGTTAGAAGAAGATTAGGTATGTTTTTGAAATCCAATCCAAAAAATAGTAAAACAATTGAAATGATTGGTTGTTCTTGGAATGATTTAGTAAAACATATTGAATTACAATTTAGTGAATCAATGTCTTGGGAAAATTGGACTACGGATGGATGGCATTTAGACCATATTATACCATTATCATCGGCAAAAACTGAGGAAGAAATTATTAAATTATCTCACTACACAAATCTTCAACCATTATGGGCACAAGAAAATTATAAAAAATCAAATAAAATATGAAGATTAACGCAACTATTGTATTTGAACATCTGTATGATGCAGTTCAACAAGATAAGAGATATATCTTTTTGAGGGGCTCATCTCGTTCATCAAAGACAATATCAGCGTTACAAATGATTGTCATAGAGGCTCTTAAGAACCCCAAGACGACCATAACTATTGCTCGTGAGACCCAAGTATCATTAAGACATACAATCCTTCCAGACTTCAAGTTTGTGATGGAGGAGATTGGACTATGGGATACAGGAGTATTTCAAAAACAGGAGTTTGTTTATACATTTTCAAATGGTTCAATAGTTAGGTTTATTGGATTGGATGATTCAACTGGTAAGTTAAAGGGATTCAAGTCAGACATCATTCTAATTGATGAGGTGAATACCATTGAAAAGAACTCATTCATTCAAATGGATATTCGTTGTTCAAGATACATTATGGCTCTATACAACCCCGAAATACCGATTGACTGGTGGGGATTGGAATATGAGGCAAAAGACAATGGATGTATGTTACACTCAACTTGGAGAATGAACTCCTTCCTTGATGAGAGAACAATACAAGCAATAACAGAGTTGATTGATATTGACCCTGATATGGCAAAGATATATGGTGAGGGATTAATTGTTGAACCAAGAGAAAAGATATTCACACAACCAGAAACTTATTCACAATTACCAACACACATTAAGGAAAAGTATTATGCGATTGACTTTGGTTTTAGTAATGATGAGTGTGCTGTAATTGAAGTAAATGTGGATGGTAGGAGTTTATATGTCAGACAAGTGTTATACCAATTGGGATTAACCAATGAAGACCTGGCATTCAGGTTAAAGGATTTAGGTATAGACAGGAATGTCAATATCGTTGCTGACTCAGCAGAACCCAAGTCAATAGAGGAGTTAAAACGCCAAAGGTTAAACATCAGACCAGTATCCAAGACAAGTATTTTATATGGTATACAAAAGATGAAACAATTTAAGATATATCTACACGAAGAAAGTGTGGATTTAATAAGTGAATTTTCAAATTATAAATTCAAGAAAGATAGGACAGGAGCCATAACAAACACGACTACAGGTAAAGACCACGGCATTGATGCCCTGAAATATGCTGTAGTTCAATTTTTAGACAAACCAAAAAGCAAAATAACAATAGTATGATAGAATTAGTTGTAGACAATGAAGTAGTAAATGTCCCTGAAGAGATTAACATCGGGATGTATCAACAGATTAATTTAAATCCAGTGAAGTATAAGAACCCACTTCAACTGATAAGTCTATTCACCAATATGACCATTCACGAATTAAAGAACCTACAGAAAGAACAAGTAGAATTGATTGAAGGTTTTTTATCATCAAGGTTAGTATTTCCTGAAGATAACAAATTGGTAATGACTTTTGAACATGATGGTGTTGAATATGGATTGGAGAATGACTGGTCTAAACTAGCATTTGGGGCATGGGTAGATTTTGAGGTATATTGTGCTGATGATAAGATATACGATAACCTACATAGAATTATGGCAGTTCTGTATAGACCTGTAATATCAAAAGACAAGAAGAACCCATTAAAGTATAAGATTGCCCCATACAAATCAGAAGAGATTGAAGAAAGAGCTGAGATAATGAAACTTGTCCCTGTATCAATATGGATGGGTGCGTCGGTTTTTTTTTTGGAAATCGTAAACATATACATAACCTCTATAAAGAATTCTTTGGAATTGACCCTGAAGATACAACAGAGGACAACAAAGGCGTGGAAGATGATGCCGAAGTGGATACAAAAGGTTCTACCGCTAGATTCTATTTCACCCTCACTTACCGACTCGCAAAAGAAGATGTTACAAAACTTAACCAAGTAGAGAACACAAACTTATATTTATGTCTAAACACTGCGTCACTTATGAAAGATGAGATTGAAAGACAGAAACAAGAGATGAAAAAGTTGGAGAAGAAAACGCAGATGAAATAAAGATTATATTATTTATAAAAGATGAATTATCAAAACTTTACACCACAATATATTACCTATCATAAGATTATAGATTTTATGCAATCGGTGCAACAAGCATCCCCAAGACTAAAGAGTTTTGGACATGGTGATATTGTGTATTTTTCACAAACATTAACTGGTGGTACCGCAACATATCCTTATATGTTTGTAACTCCAATGAGCATATCCTATGCTGAAAATACAACTCAGTATCAGTTAAATGTTATATTTGGTGATATAGTGAATACAGATTTATCAAATGAGATTGATGTTGTATCTGATATGTCTTTGGAAGCAAGAAACCTCTTATCACAGATATGGAGGGGTTCATTGTTTAATGATGTTGCTGATGTTCAATTACCAACCACAGCTACACCATTCTTAGAAAGATTTAATGACCACGTTGGTGGAGTATCATTAGACCTAATAATAACGGTAATGGAAGACATGAACGCTTGTCCTATGTATGATTTACCTGAACCAACTGAAGCACCTATATGTGAGACCCCAACCCCGACTACAACACCAACCGCAACAATAACCCCAACTAATACTCCCACTCCTACAGTAACACCAAGTTAACAAATGGATGAGACATTATTAAATGAAATAGCTGAGTTATTAACAGCTTCGTTTAAGCGACAACTGGCAATACCAAGACAATCAACAAGATATGGTGGGCCAGGAATACCAGGAGCTCCAAAGCGTGGTGTATCACCACCAATAGCTTCAGGTAGATTGATTAGAGATATCAATGTTGAAGTAGTTGAAAATCCACAGACAGGATTTTACGAACTACAAATGAAGATGCCGATTGAAGGTCAGTTTATCAACGATGGTAGAAGACCTGGAAGATATCCACCAATTGCCCCAATAGATAAATGGGTAGTTCAAAAACAAGCTATGAGAGGTAGCATTAGAGATGCCCAAGGTAGATTTATTAAAAGGAAAAGTTTGGTATATTTGGTTAGACGTTCAATTGGATTATACGGATATGGTGGTAATAGTTTCATAACAAAAGGTTATGAAGAAGTAGCCCCACAAATATTAGAACTATATGGAGATGCTGTAGCTGGTTATGTAGCCTTTGAAATAGATAAGTTTATAGATAAATTGAGAGATAATGATTAATTTTTTAAATACACCACCAAAGTTTTCACCTGTTTATACAGATGGATTATTCTTTACAGTATCAGCGGATACAAACTATTTTAAATTCAGATATGTTTATGACGTATATGTTGATAATGTTTTAATATTTCAAGGTAAAGCAACACCGAACCCATTTGAATTGGGGGTTATTGATGTATCAAGAATCCTTAAGTCTTATGTTAGTAATATTCCAATCTCAAAATGGAATACAACACCAATCTATACACACGAAACATTTCCATTTTCAAGACCTAATAACCCCGAAACAATCAACTACCAAGTGTATGTTGGTTATGAATACGCCAGTTCTGAATTAGCACAAGTAACAGGATTTACAGGTAATGATTCAACGATAGGGCCACCAGAAGTTACTGATGGATTATACAAAACATTCCAATCAACAATGGGGGTTAATGCCAAGTCAAACGAACAGAACTTTGATATAGGACAATTTGTTTTATCAGGAACCCCAACGGGTACAAACCCAACAGTTGATTGCTTATACCTCACCAATTCACCTCGTAATAGAGATTTAGACCCAAGTGAGTATTATACATTAGGATTTACAAACTATTATTTATCTGATAATGAATTATCAGAACCATATTATGTTTTATATAACTTTTATGATGAAGATGGTTTGTTGATAACTGGTGTGACTGTGGATAACATTACAACAAATGGTGGAGGCCCAAGAACAAGTTGTAATACTGTATATCAATCAACCGTATTAATTAACCCAAGTGGTAATACTGACTACAACACATTATATGTAGGAGCGGGGCCTATGAACCTTGACCCAATTATGCCACCAAATGCGGTACAATATACAGTTCAGCTATTTGGTAAGTTCACAGGAACAACATCACCAATACAACCTAGTCCAACCCCAACCCCAACCCCAACTCCAACTCCAATAGTAGGCCCTTGTGATATTTTTGAATGTGCGTCATATGCAGTAACTAATGAAAATATTAACCCTTGTGAATTTACATATTGGGATTGTTTAGAATCAAGATATAGAACAATATTAGTGGCACCTCAAACCTCATCTATAATTAATTGTAGTTGTCCTGAAAGTTTCGCTTATGAGTGTGATTTACTAGTTCAATATTCAGCTCCATGTATAACTCCAAGTCCTTGTACTACTTGTTATAGTGTTGTTGTTACTAACAATTCAGAGGAAGCTTGTACTTACACTTATTATAATTGTACTACACAAACTTATGTAACGGCAACACTACCTGGACAAACAGCAGTAGGATATCCTTGTATTTGTCCAACAATATCATCAAATTGTGAATCGTTAGAAGTAACAGTAGCAGAATATTGTTCAGGCCCTTTACCAACCCCAACTCCATCACAAGGGCCTAATACTTTAAATTGGTACTTTAGTAATCTATTAGGTGTATTTGCGGCTAACACCACATTGCCTAATTTACTAATAACACAATCATCAACAACATTAGTTAATGTAAATTCATTTAGTAGTGGTGTAGCTTATTTTACCGCAGGATTTTTAACATATTCTGCATCATTTGTTTACCAAAATAACGTAGGTAGTATAAACAATATAGCAATCGTTGCTGGAACGACATTAGGTGATGACACTTATGGTAGATTAGATATTCCAAGTCCAAGTAATGGAACAACATATACATTATCTCTTTCACCATATTTTCCAGCATCAGGTAACCTTTATGTAACAATTTTATCTAATTAAAAAATGAGTATCAAACCACAAGCAGTCCCAACTACCTATGTATTAGGTAATTGTTCAGGATACACACCAGTATCAGAAATATTCACAGTAAACATTAAACCTGTTTGTAATAGGTCAGGTGTGACAATGTATCAATTTATGTTTAAAAATAGATATGGTCATTATGACTACTATTTGTTTCAAGCGGGAAAAGATGAGGGATTGGATATTTCACGTGAAACATATAAAGAATGGAGTGTAGATTGGGGTGGGTCTAATCCAAGCAAAGAACCTTATTCAAGGGGAAGTGTTGACGCAACTGTATCAATAGTTGAAACTCATGTCGTTAATACAGGATTTTTAAATCAACCTGACTTTATGTTCTTAGAAGAATTATACACATCAAACGAGGTGTATGAAATACAACAAGATGGAAAATTAAGACCAATCAATATTGTTAACACAGAATTTATCCGTAAAAACAAAGGTAATAGAACCATAACAAATTTAGAAATGACCTATGTGTATAGTAACAACATAGCTTTAATGAACTAATATGGATACATCACTAATCCTATATCTTAATGGTGAATGGAAAATTGTAGATTTATATGAGGATTTACCAATATCTGTAGTTATTCAGGAAACTGATGTTACAGATTTTCAAGGTAGAAAATCCCCATATTCAAAACAATTTTCTGTACCAGGAACAAACAATAATAACCAAGTATTTGAACAATACTTTGAGGTTAATGGTATTGATTTTGACCCATTGGTTAAAATATCAGCAGTTGTTCAATATAGGGGAACAGATATATTCACAGGAACCTTAAGATTACAGGCGGTTATTATAAATGATACCTTCATTGAATATCAAGTTTATATCATCGGTGAGGTTGGTGATTTTATATCAGAGATTAAGGATTTAACATTACAAGATTTAAACTTTACAGACCTTCAACACGAGCTAACTTATGCTAACATACAATTATCTTGGGAGGGTAAGAATAATGATGTAGATGGGTTGTTTGGTGGTGCTGTGGTATATCCAATGGTCAATCAAGGATTACCTTATCCATCTTCATCATCAGCTGCTACTCCTGACTTTTCATATAGTTTTTCTGCAACAAGCAGTTTCTCAACATCAATAAATCCAATATCGGTTAATTATTTTAAACCAGCTATAAGAGTATCTGAGATAACGAAAAGAATATTTGAACAATCAAGTTATACAGTTAACTCCGATTTTTTTGAAACGGATTATTTTAAATCAATCTATATTGATACATTCCAAAATGGAAAATTGGAACTTGATGTTGCCTCTGCTGTTACAAATCAAAACTTATTTATATCATTTAGACCTAACTTAAGCTTACAATATGAAGGTAATAGAATTATAAGAATCCCATTTACAAAAAGTTTACCAGGTGGATTTGACCCACTAAATAACTTTTATGACGGTTCAGGAACATTTAGATGTCCATATTTAGGAGCATATTCATTTAACGTTAGATTTAATTATAAATCACAAGATTTTCTACAAATTAGAGGTTCATTTAGATTGGTTGCCAAAGTTGGTTCAAGTCCATCAAGTTTATTAACAACAGTATGGACAAGTGGTGAATATAAAGTAGGTTGGAGATTATCAGGCGGATTACAAGATGGTTCAGTCAATGAGTTCTTTACCGCCAATATGATACCAGGTTTATATATTGGAATATTCCTTGAAGAGTTAGATGACTATTTGGCAATAGGAGTTTTCAGACCAAGAGGTGGCTATAACTTAACCCCATTCAATTCAGGTGGTGTTGTTGATAATTTTATTAGATGGGATTTATATCTCTCACCAACTTTATCAGGAACAAAGATTGTAGATTTTAAATTGGGGGTGCCCAATATTAAATGTGAAGAATTTTTAAAGGCGTTAATCGTTATGTTTAATCTTGTTGTGGTTCAAGAAGATGAAAGTAGAACCTTAAAAATAATACCATATAATGAGTATTATAATGAACCTGATAGAATTGAAAGAGATTGGACACAGAAATTAGATTTAACATCATCATATAAGGTTGAACCATTATCTTTTGATTTACCAAAGGAATTAAATTACACCTACGCAATAGGTTCAGAAGAGTATTTAAACAAATTGTTTGAAGACACTAATGAGTTTAACTATGGTAGATTTAAGTTCATTTCAGCTTCAAACTTATTAACATCAACTCAAACATACGAGTTACCATTTGCAGCTTTACCAACATCTGGTGTTACAAATGCCCCGAATTTTATTATACCACAAACATATAGGTTATTAAATAATCAAGAAGCCGCCTATAGCGCAAAACCGCATATATTCTTTTGGACAGGAAACAGATATGCTTATACTGACGCACTAAAACAGAGACAAGGATTTTGGTATATGTTAGATGATAGTGGCGTTGCTCAACCACAAACTACATATCCTTGTATATCACACTTATCTTCTTTGGATATCTATGATTCAAATTATGTATCTGATTTAAACTTTGCATCAACCTTTGATTTTTTTGGTAATAGTAATACCCTTCCTGTTCAAAATACCCCTTATACACTCTATAATTCTTTTTGGACGGATTATATCAACAACAACTATTCAAATGAAACCAGAAGGTTTACAGGTAGGTTCTGGCTATATCCATTAGATATCTACGAGACAAGTTTAACAGATAAGATTTATATTAAGGATTCATTCTATCGTATTGAAAAAATAAATGAGGGTAATTTAATTGAACCTACTTTAACTGAAGTATCTTTAATTAAAGAAAGGGGTGGATATTATAATATAGACCCACCATCACCATTTTATTTTGTTGAACCAAACGCACCATATCCATCATTTTCAGGATTAAATGTATTCACTTGTTTTGTTAGTTTAGATTCGTTCTTGGTATGTAATGGAACTGCGCCAGTTACCAGTATTTTTAAACAAGGAGCAGCACCATTACAAAATGGTTCAATACTATACATATTTAATGGTTTTCAATACATACCACTACCTCAAGGAACATTCGTCAGACAGACGACATCGGCTGATACTTATGTAGTAATAAACAATATAGGACAAATAATACAAGCAACTTGTTAACATGGCTGAAAAAGTAATTGGACTCCGCATTCAACTCAATGGTTTTAATGGTGTAATAACCAGTATAAAACAACTAGAAGAAGAATTAGTAAAAGCAAAGCAAGACCTCAACGAATTAGAAATTGGTAGTAACAATTTTAAAACACTACAAGGTGAAATATCAAGAACTGAAACCAAATTACAAGGGTTAAGAAAAGCCTCAGAAGGTATTGGTCTTGAAAAACAATTAGAAGGTTATGGTAAATTAGCAGGTGGTATTACCTCATCGTTTGCTGCAGCACAGGCAGCAGTTGCATTATTTGGTAATGAATCAACTCTTGTTGCCGAAGCTGCGGCTCAAGCTCAAAACTTATTAACATTAGCATTAGCCGCAAGAGGTATTCAAGAGGTTGCCGTTGGAGCTCAGATTGTTGCAAGGACTGTTGCTGAAAAAGCTGCAACTGCCGCAACACTAACAACTAATACAGCCCTTAAAGCTCTATACACAACAATCGCCGCCAACCCTATTGGTGCGTTAGTTACCGCAATTGGTTTATTAGTAGGTGCTGTAATAGCGTTCAGTTCAGAAACAAAAAAGGCTATCAATGTTCAAAAAGAACTTGGAAAGGTTACTTCAGATGAAGCGTCAAAACTAAAAGTTTATGGTCGTATTCTTACTGATGTAAATTCAACAAACAGACAAAGAAAAGAAGTAGTTGATGAATTAAAGAAAACTTATCCAGGATTTAATGCTTTAATTGACAAGGAAAATAGGTTAAATGAAGATGGTAAAAAGTTTTTAGATGCTAAAATTAAATCATTAGTATTAGAAGCTCAAACCAAACTTATTGTTCAGAAGATTGCTGAAAACAACAACAAGATTATTGAAGAAGAAAATAAGACAGTTGAAGAAAGTATTACAGGATGGCAGAAATTTACTAACACACTATTAGGTGGAGTATCAGTATATGGTTCATACAGAACAGCGATTTTAAATGGTGAAGATGCTATTAAAAATCAAAAAGAAGCAATCAAAGATATAAATCAAGAAAATGAACAATGGTATAATTCATTAAAAAATATATTTGAAGCTTCAGGTTTGGTTGATGATACTTTAGACCCAATCAACGCTAAATTAAAAGCTCAGGCTCAAGCTGAAGCTGACTTAGCCAAAAATACAAATGAGGCTGCAAAAGCAACAGACGCTCAAGTTGCATCACAAAAGAGATTACAAGCTCAATTAAGTTTAGTAGAACAAACTTATCAAACCACATTAGAAAGAATTAAAGAACTTGTTAATATATCATCAATTAAAGTTGATGCCCCACAAATCATTAAACAATTAGAAGATATTGTTAGTGCTCGTAAAGCATTGGTTCCTGATACAATCGTTGATGTCTTTGATAAATTGGGGATAACTATTAGAACTTTTAATGGTCAAATTATTGGTTTATATGATGCAGCATCAAGAGGAAATAAAGAATTAAAAACATTAGGTAGTCAATTAGGTGATACTGTTTCAGTATTATCGGATGAGTTCGGTATTTTCTATGATAAGGTTAGAGAAGATTTATCCATTAAATCATTATCACAAAGTGTTGTTGATTTTGGTTCCACAGTTGATACTGTATTAAACCAAGCCGCAGAGAAGTTCAAGGCAGGTGAAATAACCAAAGAAGCGTTTGATGCCTTTAGAGGAATCACAGACCAATATAGAAAGTTTAATGAACTTATTCAATCAACACCAGGGGTTGAAAAAATATTCAATCAAAAATCACTTCAAGAGTTTCTTGAGGTTCAAAGAAAAATTGGTGTTGCAACAGGTGTAATCAAATATGAATATGATAATGTTACAGGTGTTATTAGTGAGGTAAATAAAGAAGGTATTGATTATGCTGCAAGTGTTAAATTACAGAATGACCAAATTAAACAATATACTGAAAGTTTAGTTCAATACTACACATCACAATACGACGCAACAACTAAATCATTTAATCAGACAGTTAATTTAACCAATCTAACCAAAGAACAAAGAAAAGAGTTAAACGAAGCTGCAGCTGAAGGTGGAACAAAAATACAAGAAGTAATTCTACAAATATCACAAACTCAAGCTCAAGGTTTAAAAACATTAGTTGAGACTATTGTTGAAGAAGAGACAAATATTAGAGATTTTCTATTCCAAGCTCAAGAATTGGCTGCTCAAGCCAGAGCTTTAGATGCGGTATCAATTAAACAAGGTTTGTTAAATAACCTTAAATTAGTTTATGACGCAACACAAAAAGAAAACAAGATTATAATTGATGCAAAGAAAACTCAATCACAACAACTTATTGCTCTTGAAAATGATTTAAAAGCAAAGGGTATTGATATCAGTAAATTAACTGAGGAAGAAAAATTAAAAATATTAAAGTTTTATCTTGAAGAACAGGTTAAAGCAACAGCTGATGCTGAAGCCCTAAAACAAGAAGAATTTAAAAAGACAATAGATAACCTAAATCTTGCATTACAGACAATATCTAAAGCGTTAAGTGATGTTGCCTCACTTGTGGCACAATCGTTCCAAATTGAACTTGATACGTTGGAATACAGATATCAAGAGGCTATGGATAACATAGTTGGGGATACTGAAGAAGCGAACCAAAAAAGAGTTGAAACTGAAAAGGCTTATCAAGCAGAAAAGGCTCAAATTGAAAGAAAGGCTCAGTTGGCTTCTCTTAGGTTTACATTAGCATCAGCTATCGCAGCAGGAGCTCAAGCAATTGTTACGGCACTTACATTACCACCACCAGCGAGTTTTATTATCGCAGGTCTTAATGCGGGTATAACAGCGGTACAAGTAGGTTTAATTCAAACACAGATAAGTGACCTTGAATCAAGACCACTAAGAAGAGGTGGATTGTTGTCAATGGGTGGTTATATTTCAGGCCCATCACACGAACAGGGTGGAGTTTATGCTGGAGGAGGTTATACTTTAGAAGGTAATGAATCAGTTATCAACAGACAATCAACATTACAATACTCAGGTTTATTAAGTCAAATAAACCAATCAGGTGGAGGAAGACCGATTGTAGTTCAATCACCAATGGATTCTAGATTGGTTGAAGCGTTGGCAAAACAAAAGACAGAACCAATTAGAGCATATGTTGTAGAACAAGACATTACAAGAGCACAAACTATAAACAGACGATTAGAACAGTTGGCATCGTTTTAATTCACACAAATATTTATTTAGATAATGGCATTACGAATTATAGACTTGGACATTGATGAGTCCCTATCTGCAGACACGAGAGTATCAGAGATTGGTTGGGTATTCCAACCAGCAATAGAAACCGAGTTTGTTTATTTCTCAAAAGATAGAATGGATAAAAAATCATTAAAAAAGATTCAAGATTATCTATTGGAATATCAACCTAGTTCATTACCAGCTTATGTAAATTATGCTACTGGTAATACCAAAGACGATATGTTGATTAAACCTGTATTGTTTGTTGAAAGACAATCTGGTGAATCGGTTGATGAATACATTAGTAGATGTGTTGCTTATCACATCAAAAATGAAGGAATGGAGTCTGACCAAGCTTATGCTATTTGTAAATCAGCAAGTGAGAATTTTTATAAGGGTCAAAGAGTATCATTTGACTATGATAACACATTAACAACTGCAAGGGGTTATGGACTAGCTTTACACGAGAAATTCTTGGGGTCTCAGTTGTATATTGTATCAGCAAGAAACAACAAACAGGCTATGTTAAGAGTAGCTGACAAACTTGGAATACCCCACAATAGAGTATTCGCCACTGGTTCAAACAGAGCCAAGATACAAAAAATTAAAGACCTTAACATTTTAAAACATTACGATGATAACAAAGAGGTTATTAAAGAATTGGGTGTAAGAGGTATTCAATTTAGTTGTCCTTGTTTAGATGAAATAAGTAATACAGGACAAGAAATCTTCAACATAATGGAGAAGTATAGCCTTGTTGGTTTTATTGACGGACAACCTGTATTTTCAACCCCTGACGAAGCCGAAACTTATGGTGAAATACTTGGGTGTAATGGACATCACGCACATATTGATGAATATGGTAATGAGGTTTATATGGCTTGTGAAACTCACCCTGAAAAGGTTCAAGATGAAATGTCTTTTGAATCGTATAATGATTATCCAAAAGAAGCATCAGAGAACGCTTGTAAAGTCCTTAGATGGATTGACGAGTATGGTAGAGATGAGGTTGATGGAATGAC